ATACCTCTACTGTCTTTGTCCTCTTTATCCCCAAACAAAATATCTTTAGTAGTATCACTAGTAGCAACTTTTTTAATTCCGCCACCCACTCTTCTAGCTCCACCTAATACATTTTCAAGAATACCTTTAAAACCTGTATTTGTAGAAGCAATACCCTCTCCTCCAGTTTTACCAAGTAAATAAGAACCACCTAAAGCAGCAGCTACGGGTAAAGCTTTTTTACCAATATTTTTAATAGGGTCCATAATTTTTTCTTGGAAGAACGAACCTATACCATAGTTTCGTCTACCGTCTTGGCCCATCATTCCGCCGTATGCTCTTAACTGTCTGTTCATTTGAAATCTAGATATTGCCATAGTTTACCACTTTACTTGGTTTTTGGGAACAAATCAAGCGAAGGCATGATTACTTTGACATCTCTTCTGATGTCAGCTTCTGGCACGCCTTTTGCTTTCCATTCCTCATCTGTATTGTATTTTTCACCTGTTTTCAAGTTAGATATTGTCGTTATTATCTTCTCTGGCTTTATTGTTTGCATTATGTTGTTACCTCTCTTGGCTGTATTTCTAATATTGAAGCTATGACGTGCAGCTCATTTGCGTCAGAAGCTTGAACTTTTAGTATCTCACTTTCCTCTAAAACAAGAGGTTGAGTTAACAACTCTGTTGTTGCATTGGAAGCTATAGCTTTGGTCTTAAATAAACTAAATATAGCACTGGATGAATTAACCAATGTAACTGTTATGTTAGCCCCTGATCCTGCATCTTCGGATACTAAAATAGATTTTACCACAGCTGTCTTTGCTGTAGGCACCGTGTACAACGTTGTTAAATCCGTTGTTGTTAAGTCTGCTTTTGCGTTTATAAAACTATTAGCCATTAATTTAAAAAGAAGTTAAATGCTTCTACCTCATCCTTTAAGTCTTGTTGATACGTTGTGTTTAACTTTTGTATAACAGCGTCAAGATCTCGTACCTGTGCATCTGCTACGTTCTGTTTATATTCTTTACTGGGTCTTGTTAATATTTGTGCTATCTTTGCCATTATCTATAATAAACTTGCCAGCCCTCCACCAGAATAACTTGCTCTACCACCGTATCTAAATGATCCCATTTCATCAGATCCTCCTGGTCCTGCCGATCCAGGGGAACCGCCCCCGCCACCACCACTGTCTCCATCAGAAGAATCACTACTGTCATCTGGCATAATATCGGCATAGTCTTGAATATTAGCAGTTCCAGCATCTACTCCTCTAGGACCGCCACTAGAATCACTACTGTCATCTGGCATAATATCGGCATAGTCTTGAATATTAGCAGTTCCAGCATCTACTAAACCATAGTCTGCAGGATCTACATCATCCATGTCGTAAATCTGTTGTTGAGTTAATGCTTTATTTATACCTGGACCTATTGGCGGCCCATCACTTCCGTCTTGATTAAAGAAACCTAGTCCTTTAGTTATGTTTGGATTTTTATTAAAAATATTTGTACCTACAGTTAAAGCTAATGGTCCAAGTATAGGTCCAAGAATACTACGAGCTATCAAACTCATTATCCCTTGTTTAGCTATACCACCAAAAGTTTTACTTTTTGTACTTGTGCCTTGTCCAGTATATCCACCACCGGTTAAAGTATCAATTAAATTTAAATTTTTTCCCTTAGGATTTAATAATTTATCCGCTCCTCTCGAAACTAAACTACCTGTTATTAAAGGTATTAAATTATCTATTGCCATTATCTTCTTCCGTCCGGTTGTATATCTAATCGAAACGTGCCAAGTTTCCAATCCTGACTAGTTCCTGTGTTTTCTATTTTTAAAGCTATAGCTCTTGCTCTCGCTCTAGTGTCCACCTTACTAGTTGATGATGTGATTGTAAAGGGACCAAGCGATGAGCTTGCTGCTGCATCATTTGAAAAATCTCTAAGGTTTAATGTAACTCTAGTATCTCCTGTTTGTGATATAAAATCAGGCACAAATCTTCTTATCTTCATTAAATATTCACCATCTCCTCTAAGATCTGCTGTGCCTACTGTAGATCCTCTTGCAACTCTTTGTGTAATATCAAAATCACCTGACAATATATTAGCTGTAATAGCTGTTGTTACACCAGCTTTAATTTGATCAGTTCCTGTTTCGTGTTCATAGTATGTTGAAACACCATCTGTATTACCTTGTACATAAGTTGCTGACGTAGCTCCTTCAACACCATCAGCATCATATTCTAATGCGTGAGGTTTACCAAATACAGCAGAGTCTTGCCACGCTGTTCTAGCTAAAGTTCCAACTGTCCATATTGGTCTTTGAGGTGATGAGTCTTGATAGTTATAACTAACCATTCTATTTACAACAGATGAACTAGATGTTGGATAGAACCACATAATTTCACCAAACAAGTTATTCAAACCTGCGTTAATCATTTGATTACCAGAATCTAAATTAATATCATCGTAAACATAATCTTCTACTAGGCATGTAAGTGATTCAAGTGCACCAGAGTATTTAAAGAAACCATTTTCTGATAACCAGTATGCTGCACCGTCTACTTCAACAACTGCATTCTTACCCGCTAGTCCACAGTTAGTTCCTGCTTGTACGAAAGCAAATGTAAAAGGTTGACCAACAAAACGCATTAAGAATAATGCTGTGTCTGTGTAAACATAGATTGCATCTCTACCTCTAATCGCCCCCATGATCCGTGATCCGTCGGCCAGTCTCTGTGTACCAGCGTCATTGGTTGCTGTAGGTGTGTAATCGTTAATATCCTCAACTGAAGAAAACCTAATAAACATATTATCTTGTGTAGACTTTGTGCCTATCGTTGTTTCTGTACCATAAAAAACTAAGTGTCTATCCGGTGTAGATACAAGCATGTGTCTTGATGCAGTTGGTGCACCAGATATAATCGTGGCTCTTGTAGATGTTGCATCTGTTGCCGAAGAATTCCATTCAAAACATTCACCATCAACAATTAAACAAATAGCTTTGTCACCAAAGTTATCTAATGACCACATACCAGGATCAACAATTAAGTCACCCGATGCTGCTTCACCCCACGCTACAAAGTTAGATGAACTTGTAACGGTGTCTCCACCAGAGTGTGATGCTGCTGTTGTGTTTCTAACGGCTCTTGTTACACCAGATAAACTATTACCCGATATAGCTGTATATGAAATTTCTTCTGTCCCTATTTGTATAAAGTTTGTACCTGAAGATGGAAACTGTGATGCATCGTTTAATGTAATACTTGTTGTAGAATCATTAATACCAGAAGCAAGTGTAGTTGATGTTGCTCCAACTTCTACACCACTCCAAGATCCTAAACCATAACCAAAACCTTGTGCCTGTACATCAGGACCTATGTGATAATAATGCTGAACTCTAATACCACCTGATTCTGTTGCACCAGATCCAGACTCATTTGATGGCATTGTAATTGTAAGTGTGTTTGATGATGGCACAGTTGTAACCATAAATCTTATGTCATCAAAATTTGCTGCTGCGTAATCTGAATTTGTAATAGCTGTAAAATTATCTAATAAAATTACATCACCAGCTTCTATACCATGATCACCAGAAAAATTTATTGTAACAATAGCTGATCCGTTGGTCGTGCTAAATGCATTCGTAAGTGTTGTTGTAGTTTTGATAGGATGAATGTCATAGAACACACCACCTGAATAAGCATATAAAACTCTGTTTGTCCCTATGATAGAATATTTTTGACCAGCACTATTTGTAAATTGATGTAATCCTCTAGCAGCTCCAGTCACGTTATCTGCTCCTAGCTGTTTCCAACCACCTATCTTTTCAGGAAATAGGTATCTAAAACGAACATTATCACAATCTACCCACTGACTTTCAGCAGCCGTAGCAGTAATTTGTTTATTTATTCCAGGTGCAAAATTAACCTTCTGTAACATAGATCTCCAGATTATATTAGATTGCGCTGATTATCAACGAGTTTTGGGTATACCCAACATAGGTCTTTTATCATACAAATTAGCTTTTGCAAACCTTCCATCTGCATGATTATAGTGTAGAAACACTTGTCCGCAAAGCTTCCCTTCAAAAGGCTTACGCCAATGCTCTAGTTCACAACCAGAATAAATAAGCATATCACCAGGTTTTAGATTGACTTCTACACCTATGGGTGCACCAGGCTTATGTATGTCTTTATACTCATCTATGACGTTGTCAGACCCCGTAGGATCGATATATATAGGCCACTGATCTCCACCTAAACATAGAGTAGTAGATATCTCACAACTAGGTCTGTCTTTATGTCTTCTCAATATATTACCTGTTCTATAGAGTCTTGTGTATGAATAAGTAGGAACTAATTTAAGTCCTGTTTTCTTTTGCATAACATCTATAGTTTTAATTAATAATGTTTCCATAAATCTGTCTGCGTATTTAGCATATGAATTAGGTACCTGTGGATCATGAAAGTTACCTACTAAAGGATTACCTGCATGTGTAACATAATTATTTATCATCCAGTTATCGGCTTCTGCAGATACTTGTAGATACCTATAAGCAACATCTGCTAGTTCTTTTGATATAGCACCTCTAATGACTTGGTATTTATTTTTTTTAAAACTCATATTTGTATAAAATTATAAGATACAGATATTCTCCAGTTCTTTTCACCTTTTTCTGTATTCATGTTTATGTCTACACCGTGTGGTAGCCAAGATGGAAAGAATATCATACGTCCTTCTACAGGTTCATAAGCACATACTCTCCATAGTTGTTCGGGTAGATTATCTGCTCTTCTAGGCATATGTTGATTTGGTCCTGGTCTAGGGTCTTCTAAAAAAAGTTTACCTGAGTTCTTGGGTACTTTGATATAATATACACCCGACCACATAGAGTTAGGGTGTGTATGTGTTTTATTATAACTGTACGTTGGATTAATATTAGCCCACATATTACCAAGTCCTAACTTACCTGTAATACCAAAATCCTTATTACAATCTTCCGCCATTTTAAAAAGTTCCCGAGTAAGGGGTTTATATTCTTCTTTCTTATCCATGTCTGTCTTGCTGTGCCAACCAAAACCAGAGTTAGTTTTTGTTTCTCCTTTAGGATCTGCTTTACGCCACTTTTTTATTTCTTTAAATAAATATTTATTAAGTTCTTTAGCATTAGGTAGATCTTTAAAATAAACAGCGGTTGGAAATAATATTTTTCTTCGTAGTTGACTCATTTTAATGGTGGTCCTCCAAACCACATAACCATAGATCTTCTTATACCTTTTTTAACAGGAGCTACTTTGTGTCTTAAAAATGATGCAAAGAATATTGC